AATCCGCGACATCCGCGTGCGTTGGCGATGGCGAGATATTCCGAGCTGGGTCGCCACGCACTGGTCACGGCATAAGTGGGAGTGCTTCATCCGCACGCAGAGGAGCGACCGCACCGGCGTGCCGCGTGGAAAGCTGCCACAGGAGGCGCCGGTCACGTTCACGGGCGAAGCCAACGCACAGAATTTGATTGACACATGGCGAAAGCGCCTGTGCTATCAGGCATCGCCGGAGACCCGGCATTACGCGGAGGACTTCAAGATGGCTCTGCACGAGACCGAGCCGGAGTTGAGCGACGCTCTCGTGCCAAACTGTGTGTATCGCGGTGGCTGCCCGGAGCTGTTGCCCTGCGGATTCTGGGAGCGCTTCTGCCCGGCCGAAGGCACGATTCAGGACCGATACAACCAGTATAACGACCTGTTCTGGGCGCGGGCGGACACGGAGGTGGGCACATGAGAGACCTCGGCTTCGAGCCGCCGCTGGAGCAAAAGCCTGACCCGCCGCGGCTATGCCCGATGTGCGGGGAGGAGACGGAGAGCGTATACAAAGACCGCTGGGGGCGTATCGTCGGCTGCCCCGGCTGCGTAGAGGAGGTAGACGAATGGCCGGAGTAACAGGTGACATCTACTTCCGGGGCGGCATCCCGCAGAGTCGATACTGCGGCGGCTGCGCGCACTATCAGCGGCTGTGTGCAAGTGACTCGCACAGTGTCAGCGGGGCGCGAGTATGTCTGTACATACTGGACATGAACCACTCGCGCGGCTGTGCGGCCGGGCCCAGCTGCAAGCACTGGATCAGCGAGGAGGACTGGGCGAAGACCCCGATCGGGAGAACCGTGATACGCGAACGCAAACGACGCGGCCACGGAAAAGGCGGCCGCCGGAAGGAGGAGACAAAGGCATGAATCATATCGGAGATATCACAAAACTCGACGGCGCTGCCATCGAGCCGGTGTGGTGCGTGACGGGCGGCAGCCCGTGTCAGGACCTGAGCATCGCGGGAAAGCGTGCCGGTCTCGCAGGCGCACGAAGCGGCCTGTTTATGGAGCAGATCAGAGTGATAAAGGAGATGAGGGAGCATGACAAACAGCTTGACTGGGCAGGAGAGCTTATTCGTCCCAGATACATGGTCTGGGAGAACGTCCCCGGAGCGCTCAGCAGCAACAAAGGCCGAGACTTCGCGGCCGTGCTCGAAGAGACGATCCGCATCGTCGAACCGGAAGCCCCCGGTATTGAAGTGCCTGCAAAAGGCTGGCCTACCTGGGGCGGGTATCGGGACGTGGACGGACGATGGAGCGTGGCTTGGCGAGTACACGACGCGCAATACTGGGGAGTGCCCCAGCGTCGTCGTAGAATCGCGCTTGTCGCAGATTTTGGAGGCGACACCGCACACGAAATACTGTTTGAGCGCGCGGGCGTGTCAGGGGATCTTGCGCCGCGCGGCGAGGCGGGGGAAAGACCTGCCGGAAATGCTGAAAGCGACGTTAACCCGGCAGTCGCAAGAAGTCTCACCGCAAGAGCGGACGGAAGCCCATGCATCGACAGAGGCCCCAACATCGTATGCAGTCCGCATCCGGGCGACTGTGACGGAGGAGGAAAAGGTGCGCTGATCCAGACGGAGAAGTCCGGCACGCTGGGCACGGGAAATGACCAGACGATTTTTCAGGGCGCGGCATACGGCATCTGCTCTTATTCCAGCAACAGCATGCTGTCCGGCAATCCCCACAGCGGGATCTATGAAGCGGACACCAGCCGGACGCTGGACCTCAACGGAGGAAATCCGGCTTGCAACCAGGGCGGGATCGCGGTGGTGCAGCAGGCCTTTGACATGACGCACGCCTGCGACGTGATCCGCGAATGCGGAGAGACCGCGCCGAGCCTGCAAGCGCGAATGGGAACAGGCGGGAATCAAGTGCCGCTGACGTATGGTATCGGGAACGGGCAGGCGAACGAAGCACAGGGGATGGTAACGGAGCGGGCGCAAACGCTGAATACGATGCACGACGCACAAGCGGTTATGTGCGTATCCCCAGCACGCGACACGCTGGTCGTCCGCCGTCTGACTCCACTTGAGTGCGAGCGGCTGCAGGGATTTCCGGACGGCTGGACGGACATCGGCGACTACACCGACAGCACCGGCAAGAAGCGCAAGACCTCCGACAGTGCGCGGTACAAGGCACTCGGCAACAGCATCGCGCTGCCGTTCTGGCACTGGATGTTCGGCCGTATGGCGACCTATCTGCCGGAGGGCGCGACGCTCGGCAGCCTGTTCGACGGCATCGGCGGATTTCCGCTGTGCTGGGAAGACGTACACGGCGCCGGGACGGCGATCTGGGCAAGCGAGATCGAGGAGTTTCCGATTGCCGTGACGAAAAAGAGATTCGGAGGAGCGATTGCATGACCATTCAGGAGATTTGCAGAAACGTGGAGGATCTGCTGCGTGACGACAAGGGCAGAACGAATTTCTCTCCGGCCGCACGTTACGCCGTCCGTATGCTGCTGGACTACGCCGAGCGGGCGGCCGCGCTCGAGGCCTCCGGGCAGGACAAGGACGCTCGGATCACCGAGCAGGAGAAGCTGATCGCCGACCTGAACCAGCAGGTCAGCTTCCTGCGGATGGCACTGTATGATGCGGGGGCGTAAGGATGGATTTTCTGTGTATACTTGCAATCTACATGGCCGCTTTGATTTGCATTGTGCTGACACTCTTTACGAGCGTGGTGCTGTACGAATTTCTCACGGCCGCCTACGATGTGGTAAGCGGCTGGATACAAAATCTGAAATGGAAACGGCGCTGCGCGGGAAGGAAGGAGGAATAACCATGCCGAGACGAGCAAAGCCAGCGCCCTCCGGCCGGTCATGCAGAGAGTGCATCCACGAGTATGCGTGCGTCATGCAATGCGGCGGGAACCCGATGGCGCCCGGCAATGCGACGCGTTGCATCTGCTACGAGAACCTGCATGGGAGCAACGCCTACTTCCTCGGTGTGATCGCCGGGCGCAAGGAGGCCATGCAAGAAGGAGGAGAAAGCAATGGCTGAATACACGAACATCGAAACAGCGATGGCAATCATATGCGATCTGTGCGAAGACTTATATCTGGACATCTTTTGCCCAGAAAAACCTAATTTGGGGAATAATTTGGGAAAATGTGGCCGTAGGAAGTATCTCGAAGAGGACGCCGCCGACGTTGTTCCTGTGGTGCGGTGCAAGGACTGCAAGTATTGGCAGGACAATAACGATGGCTATCCGCACGAAGAATGCCGATGGGGGCACGGAGAAACGCCGGACGCCAATGACTTTTGCAGCTATGGAGAACGAAAGGACGGTGACGCGGCGGACGGGCTGGCATCTGTAGCCGAGACGCGCTTTGTCTACTGCCCAAAATGCGGCGCGAGGATGGACGGTGGTAGCTATGCCAAAGCGGATTAACCCGCGCCGGAGACCGGCGACACAGGCGGACGTGCAGCGCGCAAAGGACACGGCAACGGCGGATGCCTGCCGCGTGACACTGGCGATCTTTTTCACGGCTCTGCTGGACAAAGAGGGCATGTGCGCGGAGCAGCTCCAGCGCATCTGGCGCGAGGTCGAGGCGCTGTCGGAGAGCGTGCGCGACGGATATGTCTCCGCGCCGGATCTGATCCGCGTGCTGCGCGAGGAGTACGAGATCGACATCATAGGAGGATAAAGCATGGAGACCCTGCATGAAGAATGGCGGGCCGTGAAGCGCGAGCTCGGGCGGATGGTCTGCCGCATGGAAAACGGCGTTCGCGCGGCGGAATCCGCGGAGGATATGCGGCAGCAAGCATATGCGCGCGGGCTGCGAGATGGACAGGCGGAGGCCAGGCACGACTACTGCAACGGGTGCGGGAAGCAGGAATTCTATGATGCCTGCAACGGCCACTACCGACTGATCTGGACGCTCCTGTCACTGGACAGCGCCGACCGCGAGATCGTGCGCACCGTCGTGGAGCGGCTGGCAGCGGCGCGGGAGGAGGCGAGCACATGACCCCGGAGGCAAAGCAGACGGGCCCGACCTGCCCCTACGCCGTGCAGAGCCGGACGGTCACGCAGACGCACTATGAGTATGACGAAAACGGCAACGCGGTGTTTACGCAGACCGTCGAGGTCATCACAACGGACTTCGTGCCCTGCACGCGGGAGCGCTGCGGGGCATGGTACGCCGAAGACCCGCGCGAGCTGCCGAGCGGAGGGTACTGCAACTATGGAGGAAACACATGAAGATTGCAACAGCCGGTAGCCGGACGAGCCGCCGGTGGAAAACGATAGACGTGAGCTGGGACTGGCTGCTCGAGCGGCTGCGCACACCCAAGCGCACGGGCGAGACGATGCGCGAATACCGGAGCATGAGCCGGGACGAGCAGAGCGCGCGCAAGGACGTGGGCGGGTTCGTAGGTGGGGCGCTGAGCGGCGGACGGCGCACGGCCGCAGCGGTGACGGAGCGGTGGCTGGTGACGCTCGACGCCGACGCCGCCAGCCCGGGGGACTGGGAAAACTTCACGGCGCTGTGGGACTGCCGCGCGTGCCTGTACTCCACGCACTCACACACGCCCGAAGCGCCGCGCCTGCGCTGGGTCATCCCGCTGCGCAGGGCCGTGACCCCGGAGGAATACCCGGCCGTGGCGCGCAAGGTGGCCGAGTGGATCGACATCGAACAGATGGATCCAACGACCTACCAGCCGGAGCGGCTGATGTACTGGCCGAGCTGCCCGGAGGACGGGGAGTACGTGTTCCGCGAGCAGGACGGCCCGATCCTCGACCCCGACAGCGTACTGGCAGAGTACGGGCCCGGGGGCGCATGGCGGGACGCGAGCCTGTGGCCGATCAGCGAGAAGGAGACGACCGTGGTGCTGCGCGAGGCCAGACGACAGGGCGACCCGGAAACCAAGCCCGGTATCGTCGGCAAGTTCTGCCGGGCGTTCGACATCGACGCCGCCATCGAGCGCTTCCTGCCCGGTGTGTACACACCATGCGAGCTGCCGAGCGGGCAGCCGCGATACACCTACGTGGCCGGAAGCAGCAGCGGCGGCGCGGTCGTGTACGAGGACGGCAAGTTCCTCTACTCCCACCACGCGACCGACCCGGCGGGCGGGATGCTGTGCAACGCCTTCGACCTCGTGCGCGTACATAAGTTCGGCGAGATGGACGCCGACTGCCAGCAGCAGGAGATCACCCGCCGCCCGAGCTATCAGGCCATGTGCGCGTTCGTGACCGGAGACGAGGCCTGCCGCCGCGCCTTCCTCGCCGAGCACCTCGCCGAGGCAGACGCAGACTTCGCCGACATGGGCGAGCTGGCCGGGCGGGACAAGCCGGGCGTGGCGCAGGCAGGCACACCGGAGCAAACGGCCGCAGGCACACATGCGCCCGCGCAAGAGCAAACGCCGGATGACACCTGGCTGGCGGAGCTGGGCGTGAACCGCAAGACCGGTGAGGCGGACTCCACGATTACGAACGCGGCGCTCATCCTGCGCAACGACCCGAGGCTGCGCGGCGCGTTCGCCATCAACCAGTTCTCGATGCGGCCGGTGGTGCGACGCGATCTGCCGTGGAGGCGGGCAAAAGACGGCGACCTGTGGGAAGATGCCGACGACGCGAACCTGCTGCTGTACATGGAGCAGACGTGGCGGCTCGTCGGGGAGAACAAGATCCGCAACGCCTGGACGGTCGTCGCAAACGAGAACGCCTACCACCCCGTGCGGGAATACCTCGACGGGCTATGCTGGGACGGCACGGAGCGCCTCGACACCCTGCTCGTGCGCTACATGGGCGCGGAGGACACACCCTACACCCGCGCCGTCACGCGCAAGTGGATGACCGCCGCCGTCAAGCGCATGTATCAGCCGGGCTGCAAGTTCGACGCGATGCTGGTACTCGTCGGCGCGCAGGGGATCGGCAAGTCCCGCCTCGCAGCGATCCTGTCGCGCGGATGGTTCACCGACAGCCTGACGTGCATGGACGGCAAGGAGGCGTATGAGGCCATCCGGGGCTCGTGGATCATCGAGGTCGCCGAGCTTGCGGCCGCGCGCAGGAGCGAGCAGGAGGCGCAGAAGAAGTTCATCTCCTCGCAGGTCGACACCTACCGCCCCGCCTACGGACGCAACGTCGTGTCGCTGCCGAGGCAGTGCGTGTTTTACGGCAGCACGAACGACATGGAGCCACTCAAGGACGACACGGGCGCGCGCCGGTACTGGCCGGTGCTGTGCGCGGGCGTCAACCACGGGCAGCACATCGGGCTGGAGGAAGAGGTCGATCAGCTCTGGGCAGAGGCCGTCGTGCGCTACCGCGCGGGGGAGACCCTGTGGCTGGACGACCGCGCCGTCGCTGAGGAGGCGCAGGCTGCGCAGGAGATGATGACCGTGCAGGACACCGCGCTCGGCGAGCTGATGGAATACCTCGACACGCCGTTGCCGGATAACTGGGAGAGCCGCACGCCGGAGGAGCGCCGCGCCTATATCTGGGGCGACACGCTAGACGACCATGCGGCCGCAACGCGCCTGCGCACCTGCGTGAGCGCCGTGGAGGTGCGTGTGGAGCTGCTCGGTGAACCGCGCGTGACCTTCAAGCGAGACCCGGTCAGCGCGGGGATCCTGTCGGCGCTGAACCGCGCGCCCGGTTGGACGAAGGGCAAAAAGCGGATCAGAATCCGGGGCTACGGCGCGCAGTGGGTGTACTATCGCGACGGTTACGCGCCGGGCGACGAGGACGGAACGGGCGAAATGTCCACGGCTGGCGGACACCTTTCCAAATGAATCACCCGGCCGGGGAGGGCGAAACGCGCGCTGCGTGTCGCCCTCCTTGCGCGCGGGCGAGCAGGATTTTGGTAAGAGCGCTCTAACGTGTTTACAATTTGGACATATGTTAGAAAATGGTGTTAAAAAATGTTTACAAGTTTTTGCGGATTATTGGAACATTGGAACACTTTATTAGACATCTGGTCGCGTATCGTACACAGACGAATTATTGGAACACGGATTGTCACAGGATTGGAACGGCCTCAAAGCATTGGTATCTCTACGTTTTTTATTACCTGTTCCAATGTTCCAATAAAATAGCTAAAAAGACCTAAATGAAAAAAATAAAAAACGAGAAGATGAAAATAAAACAAAGCGCAATAAAGTTATAGAAAACTTCTCAAGAACACGTTTTCGGAACAGGGGGTGAGGAAGATGATTTTGGAGCGAGACGTGGAGTCGCGGCTCGGAAAATGTGTGCGGGACGCGGACGGCCTGTGCGTGAAGTTCGCGCCCGATGCGATGGCCGGGATGCCCGATCGGATCGTGATGCTGCCCGGCGGTGTGCTGGTGTGGGTCGAGCTCAAGCGCCCGAGCGGCGGCGTGCTCTCGGCGCGGCAGAAGTATCGCCACGCGCAGTTGCGTCGCCTCGGCCAGCGTGTCGCCGTGTGTTGGTCAGATGCCGACGTGGATCGCCTGCTCGACGAGCTGACCTGCGGCCGCGCGTGAGTGTGCATACGCCCCTGCGGCCGCGCGTGAGTGTGCATACGCCCCTGCGGCCGCGCGTATATGCGTGCGCGAGCGGGCGTACCCGTGCCCCCCGCGCGGGAGAAAAAGAAAACCGCCCTGCACCGATCTGGTGCAGGGCGGTTCGGCGTTGTATGTGCTGGCGGTCAGTCGATGACGTACTCGACGCTCGCGCAGTCGGGGTCGTAGCGCATGGGCATTCCCGCGCCGGTGAAGGCCTGCGTCTCCGCAGAGGGCAGGCACAGGTCGGTCGAGATGTCGTACTGGTAGACGTGCCCATGCTCGTCGAGCAGGAAGTCCTCGCCCTCGAGGATCGCGCCGCCCCTCGTCGTGACATAGGCGTCCGCGTCCTTGATCGCCAGCCACATGAGGCGGCGCTCGGTCGGGAGCAGGCAGGAGCTGCTTTTCGCTTTGCCCTTCTTGCCCTTTTTCTTGCCCTTTGCGGGCGCGTAGCTGTCCCAGTCATCCCATCCGCTCCACGAGTAGATCGGCGTGTAGCGGCGGCCGTAGCCCTCGAAGCTGCGGTTTGAGTAGAACACGCCGTCATGCTCGACGAAGTCGCCGGTCATGTACAGCTCGCCGTCACCGGTGAGGAAGACCATGCGGCTGTGGATGGCGTTCTGGATCATGGTCATGGCGTCCGGGTTCTTCCAGAAACCAGGCAGGGCGCGGCCCAGCGGGGCGAGCTGCGAGGCGATGTACTCCATCGTGTCGCTGGTCGTCTGGTCGCGCGGGGTGATGGGGATGACGCCGTTGTGCGCGATGCCCACGGTCGTGCTCGTGTGGGTCATGCGCAGGCGGGCGAGGGAATCCGTGAGCGGGAACGGATGGCAGTTTTCCGGGCAGGTGCCGCCGTGCGTCGTGATGCGGAAATGCAGGACGACGCCGGTCGCGGTCAGGTCAACCTCGCGCTCGAGCTTGTCCAGGTAGGCCTCGAGGTCGGAGAGCTTCATAAAGCCCTTGTCGATGCGGACCTTGCCGTCCTGCGCGTACATGACGCCCGCGCCGTCCGGGTTGCCCGCCCACATGGTGCGGATGGTGTCGCGGGACGGCATTTTCACGCCCGCCGGTTTTGCTGCGATGATACACATGGTTTGTTGTCCTCCTGTGGTTTGGATTTTCGGGGTATCCCTCGGTCAGGGCTTCCCACGACAGCGCCGGTGCGAGCGACGCTGTTTCGGCCGGTTGCCGTCCGGCTCTCGTCAGGTGGGTGGCCTGCTCGACGCGCGGTCATGCGCCGATCAGGCGGAGGATGCGCTCGATGATCTCCGGGGTCAGTATGATTCCCAGGAAGCCCGCGAGCAGGCGGATGTCGTCGCGCGTGAGGTGCTTCATGTGCCCACCTCCTCGCCGATTGTGCCGCGCTCGATGACGGAGCGGATCCGTGCCAGGTCGTCGGCCGGGATGGGCTCATAGAGCCAGCCGGTGCCGTAGGTGTAGGGCTTGCCGTTATGCTCGACGGTGAGCAGGCCCACCTCGCGCAGGTGCTCACGCGCGGCCGGGTAGTCGTACCTGCGCCCGTCCAGCCAGCGTTTGACTTCGGCCTCCTGCTCGGGCGTTCCGGCGTGCATGTCGTTGAGGTGGTAGCGGTGCCACATGTCCACGAGCGAGTGGAATGCGGGATCGGGGATGTGGGGCAGCAGCTCGTCGAGGCACTGGCCGCCGCAGACGATGTCCGTGCCGCGCGGGTTCCAGACGTTCGCGCTGGCCGCGAAGACCGCGCCCTGGTCGGTGTCCTCCAGGCGGAGCTCCACCTCGACGCGGCAGTTGCGTCGACCGTGACCGTACCAGTCGATTTTGCCGAAGGAAATGGTTCTGTTCATGTGTGTGACCTCCAGTGTATTGAGATTTTGCGGGTCTCCCGCGACAGCGCCGGGCAGCGCTGTTTCGGCTCGTGACCGGCGAGCCATCGTCAGGCGGGCTGGCGTGGGGCTTGTGCTCCAAGCGTGAGCCAGAAGTCGGCCCAGTCGCGCACGTCGGCCGGGTCGAGCGGGCGTTCCTGCGCCTCGCAGCACGCGGCGTTCCGGCGCAGCTCGTCGTCCGTGGGCAGGGCGCGCTCGGTGTCCGCGTACCAGTCCGCGAGCACGGCGGCGATGTCCTCACGCGGCAGGAGCTCGATGTCCTCGTCCTCGTCCTCGTCGTCGGCGTCGTCCTCGTCCTCGGGGTCATCGAGGGCGGCGCGGATGCGGTCGGCCAGATCGTCATTGAGACCCCAGCAGTCGAGCTCGTCGGCGTTGTCGTCGATGTACTCGGCGATGTCGTCGATGTCGCCCGAGTAGTCGCCGTCGGACGAAACCGGGTCGTCCCAGGAATCGAGGCGAAAATACGGGTCGCGGTCGTCAAATTCGCCGTTGCGGGTCTGCCGGAGCAGGTCATCCAAGCGGGAGCTGTCGAGCCTCTCGCCCCAGTTCGTGAGCCAGTCCGTGAGCTCGTCCATGGGCAGGAATTCCAGCTCGGTGAGCCCGCCGCTATAGCTGTTGATGCAGCCGACCAGCTCGTGCAGGTCGTAGTCGTCGCACTCGGACAGAGCGCGGGCGATGCGTTCAAGTTGTGTCATGGGTTGATCTCCTCTCGTGTCGTGAGTCGGGTTGTGTGGGGTGGCTTCCCACGACGGCGCAGGCCTGCGCCGTTTCGGCCGGATGCCGTCCGGCTCTCGTCAGGTGGGTGGCGTGGGGCTTGCGTCAGGCGTGCGCCGGGCGGGCGATGCCGTCGACGCCGTAGAAATCGCTCGGGCGATTGCTCGCGGGCAGCGTCTCGGGCACGTCCTCTGCCGCGAGCAGGTTGCGGGCGATCATGTAGTTCACGAGCTCTTTGTAGGGCTTGTAGGCGGCCACGTCTGCCCAGGTGCTTGCGGGGATGTCCGCCCAGTCGTGCGTCATGGCGTACTCGAACACGTTGCTCACGAGCTGGATCGCGGCGATGAGCGTGTCGCGTTTGAGCGTGCCGCGGAAAATGCGGATTTCGACGGTAGCGCGGTTCGTGACGTTCACGGCCGTGTAACGGTCGTTGTGGTTGGAGCGATATGCCGGGACGCGGGCGGATGCCCAGGACGCAAGCTGCGCGCCGCTGCTCACGCGGCGGATGTCGTCGGGCGTCACGCCCAGGCGGTCGATGGGCGCCCACTGCTCGAGGCAGGAGCGGCGGCGGCGGGAAAAGCGCGTGAGCTCGGCGGCGTAGAGCGCGAACAGCACCTGCACCTTGCGCGTCACGTCGTCGCGCTCGGCGTCCGTGCTGCCGAGCTGCGCGCGGCCGACGTGGACGTGCAGACCGGAGTTTGCGGCGTCGTGCGAGCGGAAGCCCGCCTTCTCACACGTGCGCTGGATCTGGCGCCAGTGCATGACGTACATGTGATGCGCCAGCGTGCCGGGGTGGGAGACGATCTCGACGCCGTTGGAGAGACTGCCGTCGGACTTGCAGTAGGTGCGGCCGCCGGGGATCTCGTCGATTCGGTCGGACAGCTCGCAGGCGCCCATGCGGACGTTGCCGCCATCGTTGCGGGGCTCGCACTCGAGCTCGACGCCGAACGTCAAGTGCTCGCGGCTCTCGCGGTCGTTCTTGTAGCCAATTTCCGGCTCGGGTTTGTAGCTGTAATTGTGAATCATGGGTTGTGCTCCTCTCGTGATGTGTGTTGGTTTGGTGTTTGGGTTGATGTAGTAGCGCTGCGCAAATTGCGAGGGCTGAAATCGGGAGCGGCGTGCTCCCCTGTTGCGCAATGCAATTTTAGCGCTGTGCAAACGCAAATGTCAACCCGAAAATTGCGCTATGCAAATATTTCAGCATAATGCACAAAACATCGGCGCTGAAATTGTGCAAGTTTTTTCGGCGATGTCGTGGAATGTCGTGGGCGCGGCATGGTAGACTGTAGACATGGAATTATACAGAGCGTAATCACAGCGATTACGGAGAGGATAGGGTGAGGCAGATGTTTGTCAAAGGCGACACGGCCGGACGCGCGGAGGCCGGGCGCAAGGGCGCAGCGCGCAGCGCGGAGGTGCGCAGGCGCAAGCGGGCGCTGCGCGAGGCCGCGCAGGCGCTGCTCTGGCACGGGCTCACGGCCAACGAGGCCGACGCCGCCGAGCAGTTGCGAGCCATGGGCGTGGACGATCCCACGGGCGCGGATGCAGTCATGCTCGCGCAGTTCGTGCGGGCGTGCGCGGGCGACACGGACGCGGCGCGCTTCGTGCGCGACACGGCGGGCGAGCGTCCTGGCACGGACGTGAACATCCGCGCGCTGGCGGATCGTCCGGTGCAGGACATCGACCTCGCGGCGTTGTCGGATGCCGAGCTCGAGGAGCTCGCCGAGGCCAAACAGGCCGACGCGCTGCCCGAGCGTTGCACCGACGTTGCACCTGCTGCCGAGGTCGTGCCCGCAAAGCCTTGATGCGTCAGGGCTTTCTGCACCGTGGGGTGATAGCTTCAGGAGCTAATGCCCCGTGTTGCTATCGCGCTCGCGTGGGCATATACGCACGGCCGCATGAGCGGGCGGCGGGCGCAGGCATAAGGCGCGGCGGCCGCGCGGGCGCATAAGCCCTGGCGCTGCGCGCAGGGGCACGCCACCACGCGCATGCGCGTATTGCGCCCGACCCATCCGCGCGCGTATACGAGCGCCCCCGGGGGTGTGTCCCCCGGAGGGGGCGGGGGGTCGCGTCGGAAGAGGGGTCCCCACGCGCGGAAATTTGAGGGTCAAAAAGGGTTTTACAAGAAATGCCATTCCACCAGAACGGAGGTGTGCGGCGCGGCGATGAGTGACTTCGACATAATTCAGGCGGAACGCGCGGCACGCGAATTGGCTCGCAGACGTTACCGGAGCTATCTGCCGTATGTTCATGGGCAGACGTGGGTAAAGACGCGAATGAGCGAATTTCTGGCAGACCGGGTGCAGGGCTTCATCGAAGCGAAGACCGGGAACGCCTACGATATTCTGGTGATTGAAACGCCTCCGCAGCACGGCAAGTCACTGACGATCACAGAGTCTTTGCCGAGCTGGTATCTGGGGAAGTACCCGACCCGGCAAGTCATCTTGGCGAGCTACAACGACGATTTTGCTGAGCGCTTCTGCCGGAAGAACAAGACGAAAATTCGCCAATTCGGCGATAAGCTGTTTCAGATTCGGATCGGAGAGATCGACCGCGCAACGGAGATCGAGCTCGACAACCACAAGGGCCGCCTGATTAGCCGAGGCATCCGATCCGGCATCACCGGCAACCCGGGCGATCTGATTATCATTGACGACCCGATCAAGTCCCGCGAGGAGGCCGATTCGGATACGTGGCGCGACAAGGTGTGGGCGGAGTGGCAGAACTCCATTAAGTCCCGTTTGTCGGCCGGTGCGAAGGTCGTTGTGATCATGACGCCCTGGCACGAGGACGATTTGGCGGCGCGTATTTTGGCGACTGAGCCAAACGCGACACTGCTCAGGCTACCGGTAGAGGCAGAGGAAAACGACCCGCTCGGACGAGAGCCGGGAGCGCCGCTGTGCCCGGAGCTGGGCAAGAACGCGACGTGGCTGGCGGATTTCAAGGCGAGTTATCTGGCCGACCCGAAGGGCGGCGTGCGGGCGTGGACGGCGCTGTATCAATGCAAGCCCCGAGTAGAGGGCGGCAACCTGATCCAGCGGTCGTGGTGGCAGTATTTCGACCCGAAGGACATCACGTACTTCGGCACGGAGCTCATCAGCGTGGACGCGACGTTCAAAGGCCTCGACACGAGCGACTTTGTGGCGATCACGGTGTGGGGCAAGCTCGGCGCGAACTACTATTTGCGCTACTGCCTGAACCGAAAGATGTCATTCACGGACACGCTTCAGGCGATTCGTCTGGTGCAGGGGCTGTACCCCGCGGCACGGCGTGTGCTGATCGAGGACAAGGCGAACGGTTCGGCGATCATTGATGTGCTGCAACGCGAGATGTTCTGCATTCCGGTGAACCCGAAGGGCGGCAAGAAGGCGCGTGTGAATGCGGTGAGTCCGGCAATCGAGGCAGGACATGTGTTTCTGCCGATGGGGGCGCCGTGGCTGGATGAGTATATCGACCAGTGGAGCGCTTTCCCAGCCGGTGCGCACGACGATATGGTGGACAGTACGACGCAGGCATTGAGCTACATGGTGTATTCCTCCGGTGAGGCGATTCCGGCGCGGCTGCCGGAAGAGGTGGAGGAGCAGCGGCGCGACGAGGAGTCCTTTTTGGATTCAGAGGCGCTGTATGACGTGTACGGCGGCTACGAGTCGTGGTAACAGTAAGAGAATAAAAAAGCACCGACCCGGCAATTTGCTGGATCGGTGCTTTTGTTTGGCCATGTGGCCGAAAGGAGTATGGCTTTTGGTTTATATCATCTACGGTGCGGTTGGCGTTTTGCTCGGCCTGGCGATCTGTGCCGGGTGCGTATATCTCGGCTGGCGGGGGCACGCGAAGTTCGTGGAGCACACCCGCACGGCAGAGGCGAAGGAGCTCGGTGAACAGGAACGCGCGCGGCTGATTGAACAGCAGCAGGCGTTCCGATCCATGATGGATTACAGTACAGACGTCGCGTATGGCCTTGAGCCGGTAACGCCCGCCACGCAGGAGGAGTGATCGGCATGAGCGGTAAGGACAGCATTACACAGGCCTGGAGGTACTACGAGAACGGGCGGACATACAACAACAGTCTGACCCCCAGCCAGTACGCGACGGTGAATACGAACATTGAATTCTTCATCGGAAATCAGTGGCGTAACCTGCCAAAAACGCGCGCTATGGCGTGCCTGCCGAAGCCGGTGTTCAACATCATCAAGCGCATTACGAGCCTGTTCGTGGCGTCTCTGACGGCCAGCGGTGTAGCGATCGTTTACGACCCGCTTCAGTATTACGACGGGACGAATTTGAGCGACCCGTCAACCGACGCTTCGGAGTACGCAACGGCGGAGGTTCGCAACTTGCTGGACAAGTTCAAGATGGAATACCGCATCCGCGAGGCGCTGTTTGACGGCGCGCAGACGGGCGATTACTGCGCACATTTCTACTGGGATCCGGACGCTGTGCCGTATGGCGGCGCGTTTGGCCCGTATCGTGGCGAGATTCAGATGGAGCTGGTGGACGGTATCAACGTTATGTTCGGCAATCCCAACACGCCGAATGTGGAAAAGCAGCCCTACATTCTGATTGTCGGCCGCGACACGGTGGCCTCCCTGCGAGAGGAGAAACGCCGCTATGACAAGCGCAACCCGCAGAAAAAGCAGGGCGCCGAGGCCAGTATTCAGGGCGACACGGAGTATTTCGAGCAGGCAGGCGTCGGCGGTAAGCACGAACTGATTCAGTCCGATGACGGCCACGACAAGTGCCTGTTCCTTTATATGTACACCAAAAAGACGCACGAGGAAGATGTGGTTGACCCCAAGACCGGCGAGCCGATGCAGGAGATCGTCCGGGACAAAAACGGGGATCCGGTTCCGGAGCGCGACGCGAAGGGCTTCCCGATTGTGGACGCGAACGGTCAGCCGGTATATAAGACCCGCACGATGCGGCGCTACGTTACGACCGTGCACGTTACGAAGGCGACGCGCAACTGCGTGATTTACGAGGATGTGGACACGGGGCTCTCCCGGTATCCGATCGCGTGGGGCAACTGGGAGCGGCAGAAAAACCAGTATCACGGCCGCGCGCTTGTGACCGGCATTATCCCAAACCAGATTTTCATCAACACCATGTTTGCGATGGTGATGCGCCATTTGCAGCTCATGGGATTCCCCAAGACCGTCTACAACCAGGATCTGATCGGCCAGTGGGACAACGAGATTGGGCAGGCAATCGGCGTGCGCGGGATGCAGCCGGGCCAGAACATCGGCCAGATTGCGACCACCCTGCAACCGGCCGACATGTCCAATCAGATCATTTATGCGATCGACAAGGCGATGGCGTACACCAAGGAGTGCCTAGGCGCGACGGACGTGCAGATGGGCGCTGTGAAGCCGGACAACACCTCCGCGTTGATGGTGCTCCAGTCCAATTCGGAGGTTCCGCTGGAGAACACGCGCGCCGGTATGTACGAGTGGATTTCGGACATCGGCGCGATCCTGCTGGATATGATGGGCACGTACTATGGCAAACGACCGCTGGTGCGAGACAAAGATTTTGACGAGCCGGTGACGGGCGCGGACGGTACGCCGATGATCGACCAGACGACCGGGCAGATGATTACGCAGAAGGTGACGCGCCGCGTTGCGGAGGAATTTGACTTCTCACAGTTCAAGCACCTGTGGTTTAACATCCGCGCAAGCGTTGGCGCGACGACCTACTTCTCTGAGATTGCGATGGTGCAGACGCTGGACAACCTGCGCCGCGACGGTACGCTGGATGTGATCGCGTACCTCGAGCGCGTGCCGGACAAGCTGATCCCGAAGAAGCAGGAGCTGATCCAGGAGCTGAAGCGGCAGGCCCTTGCGGCGCAGCAGGCGCCGGGCTCAGTCGCTGCTTCGGCGTCGGCTCCGGTGACGATGGGCAGTGGGCCGGTGGATGCGCCGGGCGGCCCGTCGATGGGCGGAGAGCTGGACGCCGAGAAGACGATTCAGAACATGCCACAGAACATCCAGCAGCGTTTCAGCGCACTGCCGAAGAAGGCACAGACCGCGCTGCTCAAGGTTCAGGGAGCGGAGTAATCCGCCCCTGGGCCTTTTTGTTTGCTCACAAGCCGCGATGGCGGTTTGAGATAAATTCTTTCTCACCATGAAAGGAGACACACATGGACACCAACAACGAAGCGACGAGCACTTATCTGGACGAGGACACCCCGATTCTGCCGGACGGCTGGACAGACGGGGACGACCTTTTCACGGATTCCGATGACGCGGCCGAAGTCGACACGGCGGCAGAACCGGAAGCCACGGATACGGGCGTTGCAGAGAACGCTGCGGATACGGACGGGCTCCCCACCACGGAGCCGGGAGAGGATGCAGCGCAGGACGCCGAGACGGACACCGAGACGCCCGATACCACGGAGTCGGGTGCGAGTCAGGCGGCGGAGACGATGCTCCGGTTTAAGGCCCTTGTGGATCACGAGGACATTGACGTAGAGCTGAAAGAATCCGAGCTACCGACCATCTACCAGAAAGCCCGCGTTACGGACAGAGTTCAGCAGCGGCTGGCGGAAATGACGCCAACGGTCGAAACGGCCGCGCGCCTGGCCCGCCAGATGGGGTATGACTCCCCGCAGGACATGCTGAACGCCGCTGCGCAGAACTACCACGACTCCGAGATCGAGAAGCTGACGGCCGAGGGTGTGCATCCCGAGGTCGCCCGTGACATCGTGGAGCGCCGGATGCAGGACGCTGCGGTTCCGGTGCAGCGCGCGGAGAGTGTCGAGCCCGTCATCCAGGCGGAGGACGCGGCCCAGCGGGACTATCAGGCGGAAGTGGAGGAGCTCTTGCAGGCTCGGCCGAATCTCCGGGGGCAGGCGCTTCCGGACGCCGTGTCCAGGGCGGCAGTGCAGGACAACAAACGTCTGCTGCTGGCGTATCTGGACTACGAGGCCAAGCAGGCACAAGCCGAAAACGAACGACTCCGCAAGGAGAATGAAATCTACAAACAGAACGCAGCTACGGCTGCGCGTTCACCGGTACGGGGCGTTTCTGGCGGAGGGGCAACAGACCTGAAGCCGAGCGACCCGTTTTTGGATGGCTTTAATTCCTCTGACTGGTGACGTGCAAATGCCGCGGCTGCGAAATCATGAAAGGATGAATGATTATGGCAGGCGGCAAGAATCTCGCCTCTAGGTATAGCACCTCCGTTGACGAGCGTTTCTCGCGCGAGTCCCAGGCTATGCTGGCACTGAATAACGACTACGAGTTCACCGGTGTGGACACCGTGAAGGTGTACTCCATCCCGGTTGTCCCGATGACCGACTACAAGCGTACCGGCGTCAACCGATACGGCACCCCGAATGACCTGACCCGCAACGTGCAGTCGCTTCAGGTCAAGCGCGACCGCGCGTTTAGCTTCATCATCGACAAGGGTGACAAGCTCCAGTCCGAGATGGTTTCTGACGCGGGTAAGGCTCTGGCGCGTCAGCTCCGCGAGGTCTGTGTGCCGGAGTTTGACACTTATGTGTTCGCTACTCTGGCCGCTTCCGCGACCGCGCACGGCAACTACGCCACCACGGCGATCACGAAGAGCAACGCCTATGAGCAGTTCCTCAACGGCATGGAGGCGCTCGGCAACGCCAACGTCCCGGATCAGGGCCGCGTGTGTTTCTGCTCCTACCGCTTTGCGAACCTGATTAAGCAGGACAGCGCCTTCATGCGCTACGGCGACGCCACCCAGGACATGCTCGTCAAGGGCGTCATCGGTGAGGTCGACGGCTGCAAGATCGTGAAGGTTCCGTCGAGCAGACTGCCCGCGGGCTGTGCGTTTATCATCACGCACCAGGTCGCCGCAACGGCGCCGAAGCAGCTCGAGGACTATAAGATCCACGACAACCCTCCCGGAATCTCCGGTTGGCTCTGCGAAGGCCGCATGATCTATGACTGCTTTGTCCTCAACGAGAAGGCCAAGGCGGTCTACTATCACGGCTCTCAGGCTGTGCTGAAGATCCTGAACGTGGGTACTGCTGCGACCGATACCGGCAAGACCACCATCCTGGTTGAGCCGGGTACGATGGAGGGCAGCAAGCGCTACTACATGACCGCTGCGAAGGCATCTGCGCTGACGGCGGTTACTTACGGTACCGCAATCACGACCTCTGGTTGGACGGCCATGTCCGCGGCCACCGGCGTGGAGATCACTCCGACCTCCGGCCATACGGTCGTGCGTGTGGTTGAGGTTGACGCCGAAAGTAAGCCGATTGCTGTCGGTGACGCCATCATCAACCTCGGCTAAGACTGAGGAGGAGCCCTTTTCGGAGGGCTCCTTTTGTGTGCCGGGCCCCAGTGGGCGCAGAAGAGATGGGGGCTTTTCCTCCTTGCCTTTGTCTTGCGTGGCGGTGGAACTCCGCCGCCCGGTCAAGTTTTATTGGAAACGGGGAATGTGCTTATGACTTACGGCGAAATCCGAGATCGCGCGCTGAAGCTGGTCAACCAGTATTCGCTGGCCGGGGAGCAGATCGCGGAGAGCTACAACAACCAGGCGGACTATGTGATGCGCGTCCCCGAGCTTGTGGATGACGCCCAGATGATAATCGCCTCCGGGCCGCGGCCCATTCGGGAATCAAAGGTGCTGGAGCGCAGCCAGGCAAAGGACTACGGCGAATTGCTGGAGTACCGACTGCCGGGTGACCTCATGCAGATCGCACCCGGCGGTCTTTTGGTGCTGGACGGCGAACGATTTTATTACGAGAGCGGGTACGTGCAGCCGGACGACAAGCGAATCTTGCTGCCGCGAAGCATTACAGGCACGATCCGACTGGAGTATTACCGCCGCCCCCGGCAGATTACGCCGGATCAGGAGGATGCGGACGAACTGGACAACAGTCCCTTGACGCACAACGCGATCCCTTACTACGTCGCGGCGCACTTGGTGATGCAGGATGACGCCTTTGCGTATTCCGCGCTGTATAACGAGTGGCAGAACCAGCTCAACGGCATGTACCAGCGCCCGCAGCCGCATCGTGGGCTGGTTCAGAACGCTTATGGGGACTTTTACAATGTGTGATCGAGCGCGTGGTAGACAGAGTTAGAGAGGGGGCGCATTTTTATCGCACGCAGCTACTATGTGAATCTCAGCGACTTGCCGGATCCGAAGAAGGAATACACGCAGCGCTTTGAGAACTTGGCGGGTGGATTGAACCTGCGTGATTTGGATTATCTGCTGAAGCCGAACGAGAGCCCGGAGATGAAAAACCTGAACTGGCATGACGGCGTGCTTGCCTGCCGGGATGGTCAGACGCTTTTGTCAAAGTCTCATGGGCAGGTGTATGCCTGCGCGGAAGAGCCATTTCACGGGAAGCTGATCTGCCATTGCGGGTCGTCACTTTATGCGGTTACGCCGGAAACGAAGTCGTGGCTTCCGCTTCTTGCGGGGGTCGGGCAAACGCGCGGAACCTTTTTCCGGTACAACGAGTTTTTGATGTACAAGAATCGCGGCGGCTATTATAAAATCTCGTATCGCGCGAGTGGGGGGTCCGTATATGCGGAGTCGATCGGTTCGGATACGGATCGGTCGAAGGCTTTTATCCCGACCATTCAGATGAATACGGATCCGAAGACCGGTGCGGGCGACTTGTATCAGCCGGAGAACCGATTGTCTGCCTACAAGAAGGTGTGCTTTAACGCCGCTGCGGGCGTGACCGAGTATCATCTCCCGGTACAGGCGATCGACGAGGTGCGTTCCGTTACGGTGTCTGGCTCCCTGCAAGCACCCGAGACGTATACAGTAAACGCCGGGGCTGGGACAATTACCTTCGCCGAAGCGCCGACGGTATCGAACCCGCCGGAGAACAACACCGTGGAGATCCTTTACCGCAAGGAGAATCCGGACGCTTACAATAGCATCATGGACTGCGCATACGCGGCTGTTTTTGGTGGCAACCGAGATCTTTGTGTTGTGCTGGGCGGCTGCCCGGCGCAGCCGAACGCTTATTTCTGGTCCGGCAACACGCAGCTCGCGATGGATCCGACCTACTTCCCGATGAGCCATTACAATCTCGCGGGGGATGCGAGTGACGCAATTACGGGTTTTGGCAAGCAGCAGAATATGCTGATTATTCTTCAGGAGCATGCGGTCGGCCGGGCGACCTACGGTACGGAGAAGATCAACGAGCGTGAGCAGATCACGATGAACTATACGCGCATCAATAGCCGCATCGGCTGCGACCTTCCGTGGACGATTCAGTTGGTGGAGAACAACCTGGTGTTTTGTAATCGCCGGGATGGGGTGCATTTGATCCGCGACAGCTCGGCCGCCTACGAGAACAACATCGTCTGTATCAGCCGGAAAGTGAACGGCGATACATATCGCCACGGGCTGACGTGGGCACTGCGGCAGGCGGACGCCGATCTGGTTTGTTCGGCGGATACCGACCGGAAATATCTTGTGGTGTATCAGGGAGAGGCCTATGAGTGGGATTACACGTTGAGTGAGTACCAGAACCCGACGTGGTTTTACCATACGAATTTGAAGGCCGTTTGCTTTGCGCACCTGAATGAGCAGCTCTGGGAGTTCAGCACAAGTGCGCTGTACAGTTTTGAGCGCTCGTTTATGGACGAGGGGGAAGCAATCGAAAAGGTGTACCGATTCCCAACGCAGCACTTTGGCTCTTATGACCGCTTGAAAACCGTGAAGAGTGTGGTGTTCTCTACGAGGGCGGACGCAAATACGCGCACGCGCATTACTTGGGGCTGCGACTACGGCACCCGGGAGGATGCGAGTCCAATCATCGCCGACGCCTATCGGCTGGTGCCGCGTGACCTGAGCCGCCGCTCGCTGGGCGGGGGCCTGTACGCGCGGGTGGCGCGCCGCAAGCCGGGGTACCACAATATCCACCACTTCACAATGACCCTTTCTAATGACGACGTCGGTAAGGATCTCTCGATCGTATCGGCGCAAATTTTTTATGTATTTTGCGGGAGGACACGCTGATGGAAATTCCAAAACTGAAATTCACGAAGCTGTGGACGAATCACGATGACTTCCCCACGGTGGAGACGCGGGAGGAGGTCGTCCGCAGTGATATGCAGTTGCTGTTCAACGAGATCCGGGACTACATCAACGCGACTCTGTCCGGGGTGGTGTCTACGCTCGGCGATACTCTGACGGCGCTGCAAGGCAAAGCCGGGGCGGGTCGAATCGGCTTTACGAGGACGGCAGCGATCGACCGGGAAAATGTGCAGGATGCGATTGAGTGTGTTCAGGAGCAGCTCGTAAATGTGTCCCAGGGCGGCATCGCTGATGGGGCCGTAACGTCGGAAAAGGTTGCAGCGGGCGCGATCGGTACAGCGGCAATCGCGGATGCGGCCGTTACCTATGACAAAATCAAGGACAAAGCAGTTGGTAGCGCAAAGCTGGCGGATAATGCGGTGTCTGCGCAAAAGATTGCATCGAACGCCGTGCAGGAACGCCATATCTTCGACGGATCGGTGACGCAGAGTAAGCTCGCCGCGGAGAGCGTTTCGTCGGCGAAGCTCGCGCCCAACGCCGTGACAAACGAGAAGGTCGGGGATAAAGCGCTTGCGGAGACGCTGACCGTTACGGCGAGTACCGACGTGGCTGAAAGTGCGGTAACTGTGCAAAGCTGCAAATTCGTGTACGTGAAGTCGCTCGGCGTGGTGCTGTTTCAGGTGGAGCTGCGTGGTCTGTCGTCGGCCGAAATCACGGACGGCGTATCGCTGACGCTGTCCGGCCTGAGTAAACCACCGCTTGCGATGGTGAGCTGCGCGGCGCGCGTGCAGTACGTGTCGACGCAGGGGTATGCCGAGTATACGACGGCTCCGGCGATGTTGGTACCGGACGGTTACCTGACGATTCGTTTTCCGTCTGGCGTGGTGGCAAACGCGAATGACAGTATCATGCTTTCCGGCTGGTACTTCTGCTGAGGGGTGATGATATGGCAGTTGTAATCAAACAGGGTGACGCTTACGGCATTCCGCTGGAGATCCAGCTCAACGGTGAAACACTGAGCGATGCGGATGTGGAAAAGGTGGAGGTGTTCGTCGGCGATGGCATCCGAAAACTGTACCCCGGGCAAATCACATATAGCCCCGAAATCTCGTGCTTTGTTGTCCCCGTGACGCAGGAAGAAACATTCACGCTCCCCGAAAACGAGAGAATCCGCGTGGACGTGCGTGTGCAGTTTCCGGGCGGCATGGTGCTCGGCGTGATCGACGAACTGAAAGCGAAGGTCGCGGACGCCATCAGCGAAGAGGTGCTGTAAATGCCCGCGGTCGTACCGGCAAACGGCCGGTTCTCGCTGACGGTACGCCTCGGCGGTATCCTGCTGCAAGGACCGCCGGGGCCGCCCGGTATCGGTGTGCCCCCGGGCGGAACGACCGGGCAGACGCTGACAAAGCTGTCCGACAGCGACTATGACACGGGCTGGCGCACACCGACCGGCGGCGGAAGCGGCGGAGGCACAGTGCAGAGCGTCAACCGGGTGCTGCCGGATGGCGCCGGAAATGTACAGTTGACGCCGGAAAACGTCGGCGCGGTAGATGAGGATGAAGAGCTGACGATCCTTGAGGTCGTGGACATGTGGAATAACGCTTAGGGGGAGAACTATGGCAACGAAATACGCAGGGCAGAACGCCCTGAACAAGCTGATGCAGCTGGTGAAAACGGCGCTCAACAACAAGGCTGATAAGACAAACGCGACGACGAGCGCGGCGGGCCTGATGTCGGCGACGGACAAGACGAAGCTGGACGGCATCGAGGCGGGTGCGACCAAGACCACCGTGGATGCAGCGCTGGACGCTGGGTCTGCCAACCCCGTGCAGAACAAGGCGATCAAAGCAGAGCTAGACAAAAAGTTGAATAAAACGGGCGGCACAGTTGGCGGAAACCTCGTGGTTGACGGGAGCCTGCGCACGGGCACGTTCTCCGCGACGAATCTTGGCATTTATACGTCTGACCTTTCGCACGGGGTCACGCTTACCTGCGACGACGGGAGCAGCGCCTCGCTTGCCGGAGAAGCGGCGGGAACGTATGCGAGACTTTCTGTCGGCGCTCCGACCGATGGCAATGACGCGACCACGAAAACGTATGTGGACAACAAGGTCTCCGGCTTGCAGACGGCCGCGCAAGTTAAATCCGCAATCAACAGCGCGCTCACTGGTGTGTATACGCCGAAGGGGTCTATTGCGTTCGCGTCCCTGCCGACGGCCGCGGCTGGAAACAAGGGCTGGGTGTACAACGTCAGCGATGCCTTCACGACGACGGCGGCATTCGTCGAGGGCGCAGGACACAGCTACGGCGCGGGCACGAACGTCGTGTGTGTGGACGCTGGCAGCGGAAGCTATAAGTGGGACGTGCTTGCGGGCACGGTCGACCTGACGGAGCTGACTGCGGACGAGGTGCAGACGCTCTGGAATTCCATCTGACGGGGGGCTGACTTATGCAGACAAGCGGAAGTACAGCGATTAAAAAGCTGATCCAGCTCGTCAAGGCGGCGCTGTCCGGCAAGATGGACAAATCTGGCGGTACTTTTACGGGCAATGTCTCCGGCAAATACTTTACCGGCACGTGGCTGCAAACAACGGAAGCAACCGACCTCGGCCGCGCACCCGGTAAAATTGCCGTGCTGGATGACAGCGGCTGGGTGTACTACCGGACACCAGCGGAGCTCAAATCCGATATCGGCGCAAGCTCAGGCGGAGCCGATGTCAGTACGGTGCTCGACAAGGTGTATCCGGTCGGCTCCATCTATATGAGCGTAAACAGCACGAACCCGAAGACCTTGTTCGGCGGCACGTGGGTGCGGATCAAGGACAGATTTCTTCTCGCTGCTGGCACGACCTATAAAGCCGGTGCGACCGGCGGCGAGGCGACACACACGCTTACTACAAGCGAGATGCCGAGCCACAACCATGCGGTGTATACCCCTAATGATGGAGCTGCTGACCACTCCGCGCCAGGCAATTACCCGGATGGCACGTCTGACAGCACGTATTATGCGGTTGGCAGCTACACGTCCAGCGTTGGCAACGGCGGAGCACATAATAACATGCCGCCGTACTTGTCTGTGTACGTGTGGAAGCGGACGGCATAAGAAAGGAGAAGCGGCATGGATAATATCATGACAGCAAAATGGCATGAGCTGGACAAAGTGCAGGTTGGCCTGAAAGACGTCGTTGTTTTGCGCCCTGACCCTTCCACCATCACGGGCGCGGAGGCGGTGGCGTGGCACCAGTGCCCGGAGGCGGTGCGCAATTATCTCGCCGCCGTTACCTACGACGCGGACGACGACAGCGTGT